CGCTGCCGACTGGACACAAATGGGTCAGGTATACGTTGAATCCATCAATCCTTTAAGAAACGCCAACGGTTCGACTTCTGACATCACTATCACGGTTTTTGCATGGATGTCGGAGGTTGTGGTTGATAGTCCTACAATGACATCTGCACCAAACCTTATTGCACAAGCGGGAGAATATGCCGAATCGTCTATTATATCGAGACCAGCAACAGTTCTCTCAAATGCTGCGACCATGATTTCTCCTTTATTGGGATCTTTGTCACCCTATGCCATGGCCGTCGCAAACAGTGCAGGCATGGTAGCGAGCATGGCAAAATCGTTTGGCTATAGTAGACCGACCAGTTTAGAGCAACCAATGAAGATGACACCACGACACATCGGGAATTTATCAAATTATGACGTAATGGACATGGGTACCAAGCTTGCGTTGGATTCAAAGAATGAGGTGACTGTTGATACGCGTGTGATGGGTTTAGCAGGACATGAGGAGACATCGTTTACCTATTTGGCATCGATAAGCAATTATTTAAGAAGCACTCAATGGAATTCAACACAGTTGACAGGTACAAAGCTCACTACTATTAGAGCATGGCCACTTCATAGGATAGCTCATGGTACTTTAGTTGCGTCTGCTTACCCCTCCTATGCTTTGCCCACATTTGATTTCGCATATTGGACAGGTACCTTTGTATTGAAAATTGAAGTAGTGTGTTCATCATTCCACAAAGGCCGACTTCAGATAGTATATGATCCAAATAGCGTTGATGCCGCACCTGAAACCAATATCCAACACACATATATTATGGATATTGCGGATTCAAAGGAGCTGGTGATAGAAGTGCCATGGTCCCAATCACGTACATTTTTGAATACAGTACCAGGATGGCCCTCTCAGAATATAACTGATGTGGGTCTAGACAATACTGGTTCCAACGTTTCTGCCAATGGTGTCATAGGGATTTATGTGCTTAACGAACTCACAGTACCAAGTTCCACCACCTTACCAGTAGAGATTAATGTGTACGGTAGCTTCAAAGATGATTTTAAAGTCATGTGTCCGGAGAGATCATATGCGAACGCTGTTTTTAGGAATCTGACTACACAATCAGGTCAGATGGACTGTTCAGAAGATTGCCAGATGCCAAATGACACAGATGTTGAATACAGCGCCGGTGGAGATCAGCGAAACGCTAAACAATTGGCTGTTTATGCAGGAGAGAGTATTACAACTTTCAGGGCGTTGTGG